GCTGTCGCCGTCGTTTATGAAACTGTCGCCGTAGCCGCCGCCGCTCAACGCCACGGCATTTTTGTTCAGATAGGCGAATGTTGCCGTGGTGCCGACACCCATGATCGGCCAGATCAGCATCTGGCCGCCGATGATGGTCCACTCGCCCCAGGCCGAGAAGCGGTTCAACGCGCGGCGCTGCAGCCACTCGTCGGTATTGGGGATGAACTGCATCGGATGCAGCGCCGATGTCGAGCGCCAGACATTGGCCTGCAGCAGCATGCGCTTGAAATCGGCCGGCAGATTGAACGCCTGCGCGGTGCCGTTACCGGAAAAGGTGACGGTCTTTTTCAGGTCGGTCCACTCGCGCGTGTCGTAGGCGATACGCTGCGCCACCTCGTTGGCGAGCGACACCATTTCCTGCATGGTTCGATTGCCGGAGATGTTGGCAAACACCGCCGTCGGAACCAGAACTCCGACGTTGGCGCAGACGTCCTTTACTACACTTAAAATAGACATTACAGTGCGCCTTTTATCGGTGTTATGAGAAAGGCGTTAGCGATGCCGCGTGTACCTACCGCGCGCAGTAAGTTCTCGGCACATAAGGCGACTGCTAAACGGCGCGGTATAGCCTTTGAAATGACGTTCGAAGCGTGGCTTGACATATGGGAGAGATCCGGCCGCTTCGCGCAGCGAGGACGACGCGCCAACGAGTACCACATGGCCCGACACAGCGACACCGGACCATATGCTGTTGACAACGTGAAAATCATAACGGCACGCGCAAACGTGACGGAAGTTAAACGCAAAAAAGGCCGCAAACGAGCGCCGTTTTCAGCAGAACACAAGCGTAAGCTCAGTGAAGCGCACATTGGCAAAAAAGCCTCGGCAACGACCCGTAAAAAACTATCCGCGATGCGAAAAGGCGTAAAAATGCACCTTTCAGCAGACGAGAGACTGAGACGATCTGTAGCTATCACTAGGCTCAACGGTCTGGCCTCCCATCGTGCTAAGCAAGTTGCGGGTCGCTGGCCTTGATCACGCCACCTTGTCTGGGCGGCAATCCATCGCCATGCGAACCAGCGCCTTGCGGTTCGGCGTGCCGATGACGGCATGCCCGGTATTGGTCTTGATGTATTCACGCAGCTGATCGAGCGTCATGTCATCGAACTCGCCCTCGGCCGTTGCCTGCTTCTTCGCGGCAAGTTTTGCCGCCTGCAGATCCTCCTCCAGCACAGCGGTCTTAGCACGCAGCGCCTCCAGCTCCGCCTGCAGCTGCAGGTTCGGCGCGCCGATCTTGCTCTCGGCGATGTACTCGATCGCGCCGTTCTTCAATTCACGACCACCGTAACCGAGGTTCTTCAGCTCCTGGCCGTCGATCGCGGCCAGCGCCTCGACCGTGTAGATATTTTGCGCGCGTAACTCGGCGCGGCGCGCCTCGGTGAGGAACGGCGCGTGGTCTAGCGGCGTGCCGCTTTTGGTCTGCGCGGTGTGCGATTTGAATTGCTGGTATTGCCGGCGAAAACGCTCGGCATAGGTCACCTTGACCTGGGCGCCGGTCTCCGGATCGGTGGTCCAGTGCGACATCGCGGTGGCCGGAAATACGCTGACATTGCGCGAGCCAGGAAACCGGATCTCACAGATCTCTTCGTCATCGAAGATCGGTCGGCCTTCCTTGGCAGTCTTGGCCTCGTTCAGCTTGGCGTGATGTCTGAACATCGCGACCAGCGCGGCGTCCGGGTCTTGGTTGATAGGCATCGTGGTCTCCGTTTGAGAGGTTAAGTCCGGGGCGCCTTCCGCGTAAGGAAAAGGCGGACCTACACGTCGGCGCCCCGGTTACTCGGCTATCCTGAGATGCGATCAGGCTGCCGGGTTGGAGTCGTAGAACCGCCAATTGAACAGCGGATTGGTGATCGTGAGTTCACCCATCCAACCGATGAATTGAGCGATGGCATCTTTATCAATCGGCATCATTCCCTGGCCGTCGAACACCTTGTCGAAGTTACGGTTCGGGTGATAACGCATGCGGAAGCTGTCGGTGTTCAGCCCCAGCGTGGTGTTCGGTGGCATGTTCGATCCGATGCCGCCGTCGAGCACGATCTCGGCTCTTTTGCCGCCACCAATATACTCCAGCGCCGAGAAGCCTAATTTTCCGAGGCTGGTCTCGTTGGTCTGGCGCTGGATCGCTACCGTGGCCGCGTCATAGGCCGAGTAATGCTCCGGCGACATGATCAGGAGATCGGCGTAGTCACGACCCCGCGATTGCTTGGTCATGATGATGTTGAGGTAGGGCCGAACTGTTGCTGCGGCGACCTGGGTACCAACGGCGGTGGCGAAGGTCTGCGCGTCGAACGAGCCGGTGCGCCATATCGTGGCCGAGCTGCGGTCGATGCCGCCGTAGATGCCGGAGTTGTTGGTGATCGGCACCGCGGTGGCGAGGCCGGTGATTTGCTTGCCACCATTCGCGGTGCCGTCGGAATAGATCCCGGCGTCCATCGCGTCCTGCAGCGCGCGTTCGGCAGCGTCGATATAGCTGTCGTACACGTCCATCAGCTGGCTCTCGCCCTCGTTGTTCAGGATCTCCTGCATCGAGAGGATAACCGGCACCACGACCATTTTCGGATCGAAGTACGCATCATTGAATAAGTCTATGGCCGGGTTCAACAATTGGTCGTAGCCGGAATACCACTGCGCGGATTGTTTTCCTATTTGCAAGGTCTGCCGAATGCGCGGGCCGGAGTAGGTCTGCCACAGACCCTTGCGCTTCATGGTCGCCAGCAAGGCGTTGTTGTTGCTGACGAGGTCCTGGTAACCGCTGGATCGATCTTCCAGCGCCATCGAAAGGATCTGCTGATAGGCAGAAAGCGGTGCTATGTTGGGCATGTGCCCTCCTCATGGGTTCAGATTAAAACTGGCCTCCGACACGCTTGATGGCGTTCGAGATGGCCTCGCGACGACCGGGTGGCGGTCCTTGGCGGCGCTGCGTCCCGTTTGAGGGGCCTGCGTCAGGCGAGCCGTGGATCGATCGGTCACTGTTTCGGGTCTGAGCCGATGGGTTGCGGGTCTGAGCCGCGCGGGTGCCGGGACGTAGCAGCTCGGCTCTGCGGTAGGCGGCATCGAGACTAAAGCCTAGCTTCAGCTCGTTCTCGATCAGATCGCCCAGCTCGTCAAACCGCGGATGGTTGCCGTCGTCGGCAAAGACGTCGACCGCCGACCGGGTCTGCACGAACCTTTCCCTATGTTGCATCTGCTGAATGCCCTGGGCAAGGGTGTTCACCATCTGGCTGAGCTGGCCGATCTGGTGGCTCTGTGCGGTCTGGGCGTTGGACTGCTGCACCAGTTTGGTCTGCTCCGGTGATTGATTGAGAACGTGGTAGGCGATGTCGCGCAGCCCCAGCCGACGACCGTCAGGCGTTCGTAGGTTCAGATTGTTGACGATGACGTCGAGCCCGCCGATTACGTCGCTTCGCAGCTTGTTTTCCATCGTGACGTAGTTGGTCAGGGCGCGATCGAGCGTGGTGCCGTGCTCTTGAGCCATCTGGTGGAATGGCCGGATGGTGTTCATGGTGTCATGGTCGGCCTTGTAGCGACGGTAGGCGCCGTCGAACTCCTGGTGCATGCGGTAGACCTCGCCGCGAACCTTCTCCGGCGTGGCCGCCCACTCCGCCTTGGCGTGGTCGGCCATCCGCGGCGGCGGCTCGCGATAGGGCGTGCCCTCGGGAAGGGTACGAACGGGCTGCCCAGGCCGGGCCTCCGATCGTACCCCTGCGTCCTGCGCGGTCTGCGCGTCCGTATCGCGCTGCCGCGGCGCAAAAGTTCCACGTTCGCTGCGCGGCTGATCATTCGGCCGCTTCTTCAGGTCCAGTCTTTCCTCCGACGTGTCCTCCGGTGGCTGGTTGTGACCCTTCTTGGCCTCCGCGGCCTGCGGCGCGGGGCGCTGGGGCGTTTTTTCCGACGCCCCCGGGGTTTTGTTGGCCCGATCGAACGCCGCCTGGATGGCCTCCCTGCGGCTTGGCGGGCGCACCTTGGAGCCCTGGAGGTCGCCGACCGGCCGATCCGGCGCCTGCTGGCCAACCGGATTGGAGCTGTTGATGGGGTTCTGGTTGATCACCACCTCGTTGACCTGAGGGGTGGGGTTAGGCTCAGGCGCGGACGCGGGTGCGGGATTGACGGGTACGTCTGACATCTCGTTCTCCGTTTGTTTTTGCTACGAAATCTGTTTTCGTAGGCTTTTAGACTTTCCCGCAACTCACGGACTGGCTGTCCGTACCTTGCGAATGACCTTTCGAATGGTTTCGCGACGCTTGGCCCGCTTGTCGGCCTCAACGAACTCGCGGCCGACCGATTGCGGAATGTCGACCTTCTTGGCAAACGCCGCATTGTGGGCCACAGCGCGCATCAGGTCGGCCTGCGCCTTACTTTTGCTGGGCATGACGCTCTCCCGCCTTGTAGCGCGCCACAGCCTTCTGGATCGACTGCCGGCGGCCTTCTCTGTCGGGCAGGATCCGCTTGCGCGGCTTAGGTTTTTCGGTGCCGACCTCGGTCAGCCCGAGGGCGCGACCGACCGCACGGAACTGGCGCTTGGAGGTATAAAACCGGCCGTCGACCTGCTCGGTCGGCTCCATGATGTCGGAGATGACGTAGGGCAGCGGCAGATCCGAGCGCGCCGCTTTAGCTTGCTCGCGCTTGACCCGCCATCTACCGGGTTCCACTTCGATCAACTCGACCATCCGCACCTCCGCGGCGAGCGACGTTTTTGTTTTCGTCGCCATTTTCGTCGCTTTGCGCCGTCCGTAACAATGGCGGCGCAACATAGACCACCGGCCAGCCATAGACGGCGACCTTGGTCACGGCCACCCCGAAGCCGTTGGCGGCCTCCGTGACTGGCAGGCCGCGCAAGGGCGCGACCGCCGTGACGTCGACCACGGGAATGCCGCCCGAGGCTTTGGTGACGACGGGCCAGCCCATTACCGCTTGCCCTTCTTGAGCCGCTTATGGGCCGGGGTTTCCTTCTTCGGCTTGCGCGCCGCCGCGCTGGTGCGGCGCCCGGCCACGGCCGTCCACTCGAACACCAGCACGTCGCTGGTCTCCTCGCCGCGGGCGACCTCGACGTCGACGACGCCGGCCACGGTGCCCATCGGGGCGATCGCCGTCAGTTCAGTGGCCGAGACAAAGCTGGTCGGCAGGTCCGCGTCGTCGAATACCACCAGGCAAGTGGCGTCGAAGCCGTCGCCCGCGATCGTCAGCGGGATCTCGGTCTCCGGTCCAATGACGTGGGTGTCGGGCGTGACGCTGGTCAAAACCAGCGGCGGCAGTTCCGGCGCGGGCGGCGTTTCGCTGTCGTGCGGGGTCGGCACCGGCTCGTTGATGCTGGCGAGCGAGGGCGGGAACGGTCCGATCGGGGAAATTTGCGGCTCCACGGCCTTGGGCGCGGCCTTGGCGGGTTCGTCGTGCGTTTTCGTGGTCATGTGAAGGTCCAGTTCACGGTTGCGGTTTGAACAACGCCGCCGGTGACGACATAGACCGGCAGGGTGCCGGCGGTGGCTTTCTTGGGCGCCGTGCAGGAGATCGTCGTCGGCGAGGTGTACGTCGTCGGATACGAGATGCCGTTGACGTTGAGCACACTCTGCGGCGTGAAATTGGTGCCGGTGGCTGTGCAGGTACCGTTGCCGCCGCCGCTGGCGATCGAGGCAATGCTGGTTAGCGTCGGGTTGGTTGCCGGCGACAGGCTGGAAGGATGCGAGGCATTCGGGCCGGCCGTGATGATGGCCGCCGTCAGCGCCGGCCCGGTGCCGACCGTCACCAGCGGAACCGGCGCCAGGACGTTGACGCCGTACTTTTTCGGGTCGACGCCGTAATCGGTCGCCGTACCCGCCGACTTGGTCATCAGCACTTCGGTGCCGGCGCCCTCATGCGCGACGCTGGTCGAGGCCGGCACCGCGCCGACCATGTTGGGGTTGAACGGCGGCGTACCCGTGCCGGGATAGGTGCCTTCGGTGCCGCCGGAGGTGGTGCTGGTGCCGCCGGCGAGCGCCGCCACGTTGGTGGCAAAGGAGGTCAGCGTGCCGGCCGAGCCGTCGTCGTAGTAGGGCGGCGGGCTCTGGTTGACGCCGTAGGGAGACTGCGGCCGCGCGTCCAGCGCCAGTTCCGGCGTGTTGCGCGTCGTCAGGTTGAACATGTTGGCGTAGCTGTTCTTGGTGTAATTGGGCGGGTTAGGCCCGGTTACGCCAGTCGAACCGAAATTGGTCGGCGGCGTCGGGCTCGGCGTGGTGACAGTAGCTGTGCTCTGGGCCATCCTGGTCTCCTCTGGGTTATCCCGCGCCCACAAAACAGGAACGGAAAGCGAACGTATTCAGGCATACTTGTTCTGCGCGGCCAGACTACCTATGCCGCGGTTGTCGTCCTCGAGCTCGGCGTGCTCCTTGCCCAGCAGCACCTGATCGCGCAGCCAGTGCGGGTCGACGCCTAATTTCTGCGCGCGCTCCCAGATCCGCTGCGACAGCAACTCCAGTTTGCCTGCGCCGATCGGTGTCTTGACGCCAGTCTGTGGCGCGTAGGTGCCCCAGGTCAACGCCTGCGTCGGCACGGCCTCGATGCCGAGCGGCTGCGAGACATTCTGCCGGAACCAGGGCGCGAAGGTACGGTACTCGGAGCCGCCCATGTAGTCGCCGGGGCCAGCGTTCTTGCGTACGTCCGACATGCCGACGGCGCGCGTAAAGTGCGCGTCCGGCACTGGCCAGGCAGTCTGAAAGCCGGTCTGTGGCACGCCGCTCGCCTGCGTATAGAGCGGGATCTTGACGGTGTCCTGGCCGTAGCCGTGCTGGCCCGTGAGCCACCATTTCGAGGCTGGGTCAGTGTGCGTCGGCGCGTGCCGCAAATGCGGGATGATGTCGGCCATGGCGGACGGGAAGCCAGCGCCGCGTTTCTCGACCGGCATGCCGCCGTACCTAACAAAATCCGGCAGCTGGCCGCGCTCCGCCATCATGCGAGCGCCGGTGCCGCGGTTGATCTCCTTCATCACATCCGAGGAGGCCGAAAACGGCGTCATCATCGAATTGAATTTATTATACTCAACGACGGCGCGCTCCGGTCCCAGCAATTGCTCGAGGCGCTGATAGGCCGGGTCCATCACGTACCACGGCACCATGCCGCGCTCGAGGCCAGGATACTTTCGCGCCTCTGAGAGCGTATCGATCAGCCGCTGCGCGTTGGCCGGGTTCATAATGTTCTCGGCCGCGTAGGAGCCCTGCGGTTTCTTCGGCTGCCAGATGTTCGGCGCGACATTGCCCTGGCGTGTGCCCTGCTGGCTGATGCCGTAAAGGTCGTCCCGCGTGACGCCAAATAGTTCCTTCAGCGCGGGGTGCTCGGGCGCCACCATAGTATTGGCCTCGGCCGCAATCACGTCGGGGCGCTTGTAGATGCCTTCCTTGTAGATGCGCTGCGGATCCGTGACGTAACGCTCAATGATGCTCGGACGCGCGATGCTCGAGGTCTCGCCCAATACGGGCACCTTCAGGATCTCGCCTGGCACGATGGGAAGTGGCTCCGCGGCGGTCTTGGGTATCTTGACGCCCTTGGTCGCCAATCCGCCACCAGAGGCCGCCAGCGCCACATTGGTCGCGTTATCGATGTCTTGACTGGTGATATTCACCAACGGACTGGCCGTCGTATACTCAATTGGCGAGGGCGCGGACGGCGGCGCTATCTCTGGCGGCGTGCCGCGCATGGTATTGGTCCAGGGATCGTTGCCGAGTGGCCGGTAAGCGTCCTGAGCCGCGAGCGTGCCCATCACCCAGTCATCATTCATGGCAGGCCCCCACCGCGCGGCGGCTGCGTCATCTTGAATTGTTGCTGCGCACGACGGTCCTGCGCCTGCTGGTCGATGTGAGCGGCCTTCATCGCGCCCTGCTGCAGCATCATGTTGTTCTTGGCGGCGTCGGTCTGCATCTTCAGCTGCGCCTGCGCCAGTGCGGCTGCGTGGTGCTGCCGATCGGCCTCCATTTCCATCTGGGTCTGCTGCAGTTTCATGGCGTGTTCCTGCTGCCGACCGGCCACCTCGGCCTGCTTGGCCTGGGCGTCGATCGCGTTGTCCTGCGTCGCGGTATGGCTCTTGAGCTGGATCTCCTGCTGCTTCAGCGCCCGATCGGCGTCGTCCTTCTGCTTGGCATAGGTCAATTTCATCTGCTCGACCTGCAATTGTATCTTGCCGGCGGCCGTGGTCGGGTCGTCGCCCTTGCCCTGCGCGCCCTTCTGCTTCATCTGCTCAACCAGCTCGTCGATCGCACCGTCGAGCGCGCGTCCGGCGCGGAACGGCGCGGTGGCGAACTTCAACAGCTCACCGCAGAAGCCCGCGGTCTGCGGCTCGCTGGCGATCATCTGCGCCAGCTGCGGCAACAGCCCGCCCAGTACCTGCATGAACTCGCTGCGGCGCTGCTTCTCAGCGTTCTCGTCCGCCATGATCGTCGAGTCGGTCTCGATGTCGAGCACGAACGACTTGATGCGGTTGTCGCGCAGGAAGCGCAGCACCTGGTCGATGGTCGGCTCGAGCGCCAGCGTTTGAATTTGTTGCTGTTGCGCCATTTGCTGCTGCTGGAATTGCTGCTGTAGCTGCTGCAGCTTGTCGGGCTGCGTCTGCATCATCTGCTGCCCTTGCGGGCTGTTCAGCATCTGCATCGCCTGCTGGGCTGCCATCGCCATCTGCTGCTGGATCTGGCCAATCTGCTTGCGCATGTCGGCCGTGGTCGGCAGCTGCGTCTGCGACATCTCAACCATGGTGACGTCGTCGAAACGCTCGGTGATGATTTCCGCGGTGATCTCGACCAGGTCGCGCGAGATCCGCGCCAGCTCCTGCTGCCGATCGCGAATCCGCGTCGTGCCGTACTGCGCCTTGAGCTGTTGCGCGCCCAGTGTCTCGTTGGGATCGGTGTCGCCGCGCATGATGTCGGCCATGCCGGTCAATTGATAGATGTCATCGATCACCTGCTTGCGCAGCGTCACGAGGCCAGTGATGGCGGCGACGATCTGATCGATCGGCAGCCAGATCACGACCTCGTTGGATTGGCCGAACGAGGCCCAGTTGGCGATCGGGATCAGCATGCGACCCGGCGTGTGCGTCGTCACCGCGGCCTGGATCGCCTCGGCAAGTTCAGCGCCGCCGGCAGGATAAAACCCCTTGGCCTCGACGGCGTCGGACAGCGCGTGGATCCGACTGGTCAACAAATTGATCTCTTCCAGCTGGTCCTTGTATTGCATGACGTCGGGCACCGGCACCAGTGAGCCGCGCTGCGTCGTGCCATAGGCCGGTCGCGGGCACGGGAAGAAGCACTGCAGATCAAGGTGCGGGTCGTCCTCGTCGAGAATGTCGTCGCAGCCCTGCGCCACCCAGACCACGCGACGCTCGCTCTTACTCCAGATCTCCCAGAACTTGGCGCGCTCGCGATTATCAGCGCCACCAATTCGCTCGTGGTCCTTGTCGACGCGGTACTCGGCATCCTGATAGGCGTCGCCGGAATACGGCCTGAAGCGTTGCCGCGCCTCGGCGCGTGTCAGATAGCTGGCGCCGGCGACCCAGGTCACCTCACGCCAGTTGCGCGAGACTGAATGCAGGAAATCGCGGCGGCCCTTGAAGTCGACGCAGACCTTTTCGTGGTCGTAATTGCTGTCGCTGTCGCCGCCGCTCTCGTAGCGGCACCACGGCACGCCGCGGCCGTACAGCGCCAGGTCATCTCGCACCAATAGCATCAGTTCGTTGATGCGGGTGAGATCAAAGGCCACCGTGGCGCAGCGTTCGAGCACCTCGCTGGCCTCCTGGTACACCGGGCGGCGGTCCTTGAACTTCGGCACCACGACCGGCACCGGCGGCTTGGCATAGATCGACGGCTTAATGACCTCGCAATTGGCCCAGAACATCTGGAACTCTTTATCGCGCGCATGCTGCGCCAGTCGCTCCAGGCTGGCGTACTGCTTGTCGATGTTGTCGCAGTGCGTGTTCCAGTTCTCGAAGGCGTCCTCGCTCTCCTGCAGCAGGTTCAACCAGGCTTTGGCGCTCTTGGGCTCGAGCGCCGGGTTGAACTCCTGGTCATCGTAGCGCAGGTCGTCGCCGGTCGGCGCCGGCGTGGGTTTGCCATACTCAGCCATTGCGCAAATATCCCTTCTTGCGCCTGATCGGGATCACGTTCTTTGGTTTGTCGCGGTTCTCCAGTGTCGACCAGGAATGCAGGTCGCGACAGATCGCAGTGTAGACGATCTCAGCGGTCGCGATCGCGTCCTCGATCTCGCCGCCCTCATGCCAGATCGCCTGCGTCAGCGCGCCAGTCAGCACCGTGACTGCTTCGTCCCAGGGCAGCTTGCCGAACACCTTCTTCGACTTGCGCTGCAGCCTGCGCTCAGCGCGCTGCTTATAGCGTTTCATTCGACGGCCTCTTTCGCTTCCGCCTCGGCGATCATCTGCTCGAGCAGATCCGCGCAGCGACGGATGATACCGCCGATGCGCGCATTGCCGTACTGATCCATCGCCTTGGCGACCATGCCCAGCTCGCCAACCAGTTCGAACGCCGTGTCCGCCTGTTCCTTGGTCACAGGATAATGCCTCCGCGCCGCGGCTCTTGCGGTGGTGGAATGAAAAAGCCGGTGCGTGGCGGCAGCTTGATCTCGCGCAGCGGCGCCGGCCGGTAACTCAACGCCAGGTAGCGAAAAGCATCGGCCGGATGACAGGTCCAGTCGTGCACTTCGTTGGCCTTGAACGTTTTCTTGTCCTCGTCCCATTCGCGCCGGTACTGCTCCAGCGCCGCAATGCCGGTCTCCTCGGTGCGGCTATGAAATACACACAGCGGCAACGTGCGACGCACCGCGTTGATGCCGTCATCCTTCGACACGAACGGCACCGGCTCAGGCCGCAGGCCGATCGCTCGCATGGTCTCGACGCGCGTCCGCCCCGTGCCCCACTCCCTCACCTTGGCGTCGTGCGGCACGTAATCGGCGCCGTCGCGCCAGCCGTGCAGCTCCTTGCGCTTCTTGATCACGTCGGCGTAGTGCTCGACGCCGACGCCAGAGGCCGCGTAGTGGTCGAGAATGACGACCTGGCCGCCCTGAACCTGCCACCACCATATCGACGTGTCGTCACCCACGCCGAGATCCCAGGCACGGCTGACGGGCCGATCGGGCAGCGCCTCGACGTCGTCGAGAATACGCCCCTCGTTGCGCACGTCGCGCATCTCGTGCGCGTAGAAGGCGCCGAGGATGGCGGCCGAGAAGCTGCAATACAGCTCCTGCTCGACCATCGCACGTCCGGCGTCCTCGCCGAACATGTTAGTATATTCCGCTACGGTTTCGGCAATAGTCTCTGCCGAGAGAGCACCGGTGTCGTCAACGGTGAGGATCTCGCTGAACCATCCTGGCGTTCGAGCTGCATGCTGATAGGTGTTGAGTAGATGATTGCGTCCGCGGGGAGTAGAGATCCAGCACGCCCAGCCATTGTTCTCTTCCAGGATCGGCCGGTAGTAGGCCCAGGCCGATGGGTTGGCGAGTGACCACTCGGAGAAAACAATTCCAGCTGTACTGGATCCGATGCCGCCGCCTGATGTGACTGAGTCGGAGCCAACGACCTGCCAGGTCGAGCCGTTGACGGCCTTGATCCACATGTCGTGCTCTCGGATGCCGGCGCGCATTTCCTGTGGAAAACACTCATCGATGCGTCTCCGCCCTGTGTGTGGATTGACCGCGTCGAACACCGCCTTGCGACCAGAGGCATACTCCGGCAGGCAGTGCCAGTAGTTGCCGGGCCGCTCGAGCATCGCCACAGCCGTAGCGTGCATTGCGATTTCGTCCTTGCCGGCGCGACGATGCCACACTGCGACAGCACGCCTGCCACCACGCATCAGATAATTCCACAGGCGCTTCTGGTGCGGCCGCGGCTTCCAGCTGCGCTGTGGCACGCTGATGTCGGTGATGTCGCCCATCACTTCTTCTCATCGTCATCGCTGAGTAGCTTGCGAATGGTGATGCGTAGTTCACCTTCTAACTTCGCATCGTGCGGCTGATTTGGTTTGCCCCAGCCGCGATCGAGCAGCATACCGATCGCGCGCAGCCTGATGTCATCCTCGACGCCTTCAACAGCTGTGACATAGCCACCCAACCGCTTGATGCTGGCATTGGTGAAGCTGCGACAAAGCGATCGAAGATCCTGCTCACGATCCGCAATTTTCTTTTTGGGGTTAGGCACTTGTTTGTGGGGTCACCCCCGCCTCCAGTTTCGTCACACGCTCTTGAATTTGCTCAAGTTTTAGCTCCAGCTGCGCCTCCAGAACCGCGATCTGCGCATCGATCGCGCCGATCAGCTCCCGCATCTCCGCCGCGGACCTCACCTCGGCTTCCGCCTCGGCCGCGGCGATCAGTGGGACTATTTTCATATTGGACATGACTTGACCTGCCGAGAGAAAAGGGGCGCGCAAGAGCATGCGCGCCCCTAGATTTGGCGTCAAGTGACAGCTGACCTACCGCCGCTTGCGTCGGTTGATCGATTGCGCCACCAGGGCCGCCCAGAACAGCGCGATGATGAATGTCAACATGCTCACCACCTCTTGTGGCGATCAGCCGTCCACTTCGGCACCACGGGCGCGTCACCATGCGCGAGTAGGCTGCGCAGCAGCAACACCTCGGCCGCCGGGATCTCGGCGTCGCCGCGACTGTAGCGATGCGAGGTCCGCGCCGATCGCCCCAGATAGCGCCCGGCACTAGCCAGGTTCAAACCCAAAGCGCGCAGCACCCGGACATACTCCGCGGGCGTCATCTCGCGATCGTTCTGCCAGTTCATGGGTATTCCCCCGGACGAACGGCAAACCGCAGCATCAGCCCCAGCAACATGCCGACAGGCGACGGCGCACCGCGAATAGCGTAATTCTGTCCGGTGCGCTTGCTCAACCCCATCCACTGCCCAGCCGCTTCCTGGCTCAGCCCCAACCTGGCGATCGCCGCCTTGTACTCATCGCCAGTCATGTCTGCTGCTCCTCGAAAAACAGTTTTCCGTGGTCTAGCGGACTGGTGTCGAACCCGTTTTCTCTCAGCCATTGCAGCTGCTCCTCCTTGAACCTGGGCCACCCCAAACGCTTGAACAGCAGCACCTTGCGCGCATCCGCAAACAATCGACTTCCCTTGACGTAATTACACCGCGCGCAGGCTGCGACCAGATTACTCGCTTTATTGCTGCCACCACGACGCCGCGGCACAAAATGATCGAGCACCAGGTTTTTTCCTGACTGCGCGGCCGTATCCCCGCAATAATAGCAACGTACACCCTGCTTTTGCACCACTATCCTCCACGAAAATGTTACGTTACGCAAGATACTACAGCACCCCACGCGAATACGCAACTGCTTCGTAACATTTCGTGATCAGGTAATACGAATATTTTGCGTGACACCCCTGCCTGACTGTCTTAGATTGCAACCACTGAAGCCAACCAAACAGGAAACAGGAACATGACCAACCTCAACACCCTGATCGACCAGTACGCCGTCCTCAAGACCGAGCTCGGCAAGCTCGAGGCCCAGAAGAAGGCGCTCGAGGCCGCACTCGCGGACCTGCCGAAGGGCGCCTACGAGAGCGAGCAGTACCGTCTCACCATCTCGGTCGTCGAAGGCACCAAGCACGACGCCAAGCTCGGCGCCGAGGTCAAGGCCGTGCTCAAGCAGGCCGAGGAGGACTACCTGGCTACCCTTTCGCACCAGTACATCTCCGCCCACACCGAGCCGACCTCGGTCCGCCGCCACCTGGTGGGCCTGCCGACGGGCAAGGGCCTCGCCGCGGCCTAACCCTACCCTACCCACCGGCTCGCTGGAAAAACGCACCAGCGAGCCTCCCTGCTTGATCTAGACCCCTTCTGGAGACCGCTTACCGAGCCGCCCCGTGGAGAGATCCGCGGAGCGGTTTCGTTGCAGCTTACGCCGATCAATGGCGACAGCATAAAATAACTCAGCCGTCGCGTAAGCGTCCTCGACAGCCTCGAGCCGCCATCGATCCAACCTTCCGTCCGGGACGTCATGCGCCTGACCATACGAGGCCACCAACAACCGCGCCGCTAATTCATCTATCTCCAGATTATGTGTCGTCATCAGTTCTCCTCCTCAGGTTGCAGCCCGCCGTTAAGCCGAGGGGCTGTCGAAATTTACAATTTGCGACCTCATGCTACCATATCGACTATATCGCCCCATGTGCGTGCGTGCGCGCGCATGCGCGGGGGAAAAAGGCGATGGGGTCGCATGTGGTCGCGGTTTTCACTCCGCCGGTTTTGGCACAATTGCCATGATATTTTTAACTGGTTGAGATCGCTTTGTTTTTACCCCGTGCATGGTCCGCAAATTGTCGTGTCCGTCGCGTGTTTGCTCAAACCCTCTGCGACCACATTCAGTGGCGAACGATTTCCGTGACCCGGAATACTCCCCGGCTTGGTGGGCGAAATCCTGCCACGACGCGAACAATGTCGACGTCACCTCAAAGTGCCGCGGACCGACCTCGCACCAGTCGGCCAGCCACTGCCCAAAAAGGTCTTGGTCCTCGAAATAATTTTCGGTCGCTTTCTTGACCACCTCGGGCCGGGTCAGGCCGTTCGCCTGCCAGTCCAGGCAGCCCTCAATCAGCCAGCGCAGGATGCCTGGCCACTCCGCTTTCAGCTTATGTTCCAGCTGCTGGTCGACCACGGCCGGGACGTTCATGAACGGCACCAAATTAAACCTTCGCCGCGCTGCGGCGTCGACCGAACGCAGCACCGGCTTGTGGTTGCCGATCAGGGTCAGCTTGAACTCCGGCTTGAAGGTGAAGAAATCCTTGTGCATGAACCGCGCCGTGACCGGGTCGCCGCCGGTCAATTGCTTGATCCGGCTCTCGGCCCAGGCTTTGCCGCGCTCGGTTTCACTGGCCGTCACCATCCGCGCGCCACGCAGCATCGCAATCTCGGTCGGGTGCGCCGCGAACTTCACAGCCGTGAAGGTATCCATCGGCGCCGCCACCACATAGTCGCCCAGGATGCCGCCGATCGTGTTCAGCAGCACCCCTTTACCGTTGCCGCCATTGCCGAAGCCAAACCACAGCGCATGCTCGCGGGTGTCGCCGGTCAGGCAGTAGCCGAACCATTGCCGGACAAAGCGCACCATGGCGAGGTCGGCGCCGAAAGTTTCGCTGAGGAACTTGAGCCACAGCGGACAGCGCGCCTCGTGGGATGGCGTCACCGCAACCAGGCGGGTGATGCCCTCCGCCGGCGCCGCCGGCTTCAGGATCCCGCTGCGCAGATCCACGGTGCCGTCTGGCGTGCCGAGCAGGAACGGGTCGCGGTCCCAGCGCTCCGACGTCACCGCGATCGCACGATCGGCGCGCGCGAACTTCTCGACCCCGCCGGCGAAGGCGATCTTGCGCGCCTCCTTCATTGCGGTAGGGGTGCCGCCCTTCGACGCCTCGCGGCCGAGTTCCCGACAGTATTGGAACGCCAGCAGCGTGTCCTCGCGCTTCCAGTACGACCCCGTCCAGGCGTACCAAGCGCCGGCGTGATGATCGAACTGCAGCTGGTCGGCGTACTCTTCAGCAAATATCAGCGCGATAGCGTCCTGGGTGATGACCGCGGGCAGCGTGAACATGCTCTTCGACGCCCCCGGCACCTCAATCTCGGCCTTCAGCGCCTTCAGCCCTTCCGACAGGCTGGCTGACGTCTCTCGCGAAAGCCCGACGCCGAACTTGGCGACCGCGCTCTCGACAATGACGGCCAGTTCCGGGTCGTCCGCGCCGCCGTTGGCGAAAGGACTGCAGAGATCCGTGATTTCCTGCACGCTCCAGCCACGCCCGGCCAGCGCCGCCGTCACCGACACCATGCCATTGTGCCAGAACCCCTTGATCCTGGTTTTTTCCAGCATGGCGGCGAGCTCACTGTCGCTGTAGCCCGCGGCCTCTCCCGTGCCTCGCGGTCGCTCGACCCGGCCCGCGCCGTGGCCGATGCGTCGCTTGCCGATCGCGCCGGCCTCGAGATCGTCGGCCAGATCGATGAAATCGCCGTCGATCACTTCGACCGCGAACGCCGCCTCCGGCAAATGCCCGTATAGATACGCCTGCGACAGCGTGAAACTCTCGTCAGCCAGCACCCCACCCAGCGCGCCGTTGAGCCGCGCCACCAGCGCCGCGCGCTCCGTCGTCGGCAGGCTCTCCGACAGCGGCGCCAGCACCCGCCAGCGTTCCTTTGTTCCGGGCTGGTAGCTCGGCGTGGTGTAGACGATGCAGCGCAGCCTGATCGCTTGCAGCGTGGCCACCGCGGCCTCGAACGACATCGTGCCGGCGTCGTGCTCGGCCTCGATGCCGGTCAGATCCAGCATGTTGGCGTTCGAGCGCAGCGAGCCCCTGTCGGTGACGTTGCCGCCGAACCGCGCCAGCTTGAGCCACGGCATTCGGGCCTTGTCGCTGGCCTCCTGGCCTGCGATCAGGTCCGCCAACTCGTCGAGCGTCAGCGCGTCGATGCTTTGGGTCTTGGCAAATTTGTCGGGGAAGAACGTGACGAAGAAGCTGTGCAGCGGCAGACTGTAGGGATCATGCGAAAGCATGGGATGCGTCCTCTAGAACGGGACGCCATT